GCTTTTTTTGATTACTTATTCGACAGAACTCCCCATTGGGACGCCCGCGTGGAACGTGATTGGTGGCCTATCGACGACGCGTGGGTCGGCCAAGTGGAGATGATGCAGTGGGAACCGCGTACGGGCACGAGCCACACGTGGGACCGCGTGCATGTTGGGACACCGGACCTGACGGGGTGCTGGGAGGAAGTGAACTTCGAGGACGAGCAATGCGTGGATAATGCGTGCGATCCGGCGAGCAAGACGGTGAGTTGGGGCAGCACGCGCAAGAGCTACACGTACTCGCGGCAGCGGGTGAAGACATTGCCGCTGTGCTTCGATCAGATCAACACGCGGGCACTGGCTGAACAGCAGGTGTCGAGCATCGTGGACGGCTTGAAGGACATCGTGAAGATGTACAAGAGCGATTTCATGCGGCGAAACTCGTTGCAAAAGGCGGACTTCATTTATATCGCGGATGACAGGAATTTGAGCATCGCGATTGACGCGAACACGTTCAATGTGGATTGCACAGAGATTGACTTGGGGAGTCCAGATAACGTGCCGCAGAGCCAGTTGACGATTCCGTATCTGCAACGGCAATGGGCACCGCTCCAGTACAACGGTTATTTCAAATCGAAATTCGTGCCGGCTGGCATGATGAAGCTCATCACCGATCCAATCGTCGCGTGGCAACTGGAGCAGGGGAATCCGGCGTTGACGGAGAAATATCGGTTCACGGACTTCGTGCGCGGCGGGGAACTGTTCAAGTACGGCATGAGCACGGCGGTCGGGAATTTCGGCATCAGCTACGATGCGTTCCCGATGCGATTCAATCACATCGGCGGCGGCGTGCTGCGCCGGGTGTTTCCATACACGAACACGGCAGCGACCATCGGCATCAAACGCCAATTCGATCAGGCGTATGAGGAAGCCTGCATTCAGTATTCACCGATCTGGCATCCGAGCGCGATGATTGCGCTTGTCCCGTCGTTGCGGAGCGTGTCGCCGGAAGCGCCGTTTTTCACGCGAGACCTCTACGGAAAATGGTATTTCTTGGGCGGCAACCGCGACCGCAGCTTCGTCGCGACCGACCCGAGCACAGGCGACGTTTGCACCATCGACAACACGGCGGGCAATAAGGGTTTGTGGTGGACTGACATGCAAGCAGGCATAAAATTCGTCCGTCCTGAACTCGTTCGAGGGATTCTCCATCTACGTGAGCCAGGCTGTATAGCTAACTCGCCTCGATGCACTCCTTGCCCGGACACGTATGCAGTTCAGAACTTCGATCAGTTAATTTTTTGCCAAGAGATACTTACGTGATTGGTTTGACGGTGCTGTGGTTCGGCTCATAATCGGGCCACAGCAATTCATCAAAACCATGAACGACATCAAAGCCATACGCCTCACGGATGGCGGATTTACAATCGTAGATAACGCCGACTTTGAATCACTGAATAGTAAACGATGGGGACGCAACCCAAGTGGGCATGTGCGACGGTATCGAAAAGTTGGTGGAGTCAATCACATCATCTATATGCATCGTGAAATTATGAATGCGCCAGATGGAGTTGAGGTTGACCACGCCAACGGCTATCCGCACGACAACACACGTCGGAATTTGCGCTTCGGGAACACCTCTCAAAATCAAGGCAATGCAAAGTTGCAAGAGCGCGATAAGACAGCACCGTTCAAAGGTGTCACCTATCACAAGCGAGACAAAAAATGGCAGGCCAGCATCACGCATAAGATGCGATTGATTTGGTTGGGCTATTTCGACACTCCCGAAGCCGCCGCGCTGGCCTACAATGCAGCGGCCCAGAAGCAATGGGGCGAATTCGCCCGACTCAATCCCGTATGACCACCCCGCCCGAAACCGAAGAAGCCGATTCGATAACCATTCCGAAAAGCGTGCTGGGCGACCGGCAATGCAAGCCCGGCGAAGTGCTGCAAATGGTCGTGACCGATGTGGACCCGGAGACTGGCGACGTGGAAGCGCAACTCAAAGACTACGCCAATAAGGGCGAAAGCGACGACGACGAAATGAGTCGCTATCCAATGGAAACTTCGGAATAGAAAGGAACAAAATGCCCCTTACTTGCACCGCGTCCGATATTGCCGAGGCCGCTGCCTGCTTTCAAAATTATTGCACCAATGAGGCAGATAGATTAGCCATCGCGGTCCTGTTCAAAGCCTACCAACTCGTCACGGCGGGCGGCACAAACTACGTGACGACGGGTTTCGACGCGCTCATCGCGGATTCGGTGGGGATCATCAGCATCGGGCACAACGAGATGTCTGCGGAAGAACTGGCGCTGATGCAGGACGCGACTACCGGAGCGCCGGATACGGTGAATGAATTGCTCGCGGCGGTGAGTTGTCTGCGGTGCCAGCCGCTCAAGGTACTTCGCAAGGCGCTGCTGTTCCTGCAATGCGCCATCACTGCCGAGGGCTAAAGCATGGCCGTCATAGACCCACAGGCGGCGATTGACGCAGCGCAGCCGTGGTGCTGCGTGCCAGTTGGCGACCTTTATTACGCAATCCTTGCGGCCTTAATTGACGTAGGAGAAGGAGGAACTGTGCCTGATACAAACGAACTCTTGGCTCAAATCGCCTGCTTGAAATGTGCCGTGCAACCCGGCGATGTGCCTCTGTTGATCCTCGGCGCGGTGAGCAACATCACGAGCGGCGGTGGCGGTGGTGGTGTCCAATGCACCGTTGGAATTCCAGTGGCCGCTCCAAGCTCTGCCTGCGCTATCGCCATCGACGAAAATGACGGCACTCTGTACCTGTATTACGCTGGCGCGTGGCATTAGCCAATCTATGAAACGATTTCTTGCAGTCCTTGCGATGCTGCTTTGCTTTGCTGGGCACTCAGCGATTTTCAACAACACCTTCACGACGCAATCCACTGCTGGCTTTAGTATCACCGGCACGAACTTGAGTGTGCCGGGTGTAGTGCGAGCCAATGGAGGCGCGTTTACGAATAGCCTGACCCGTAACGGAATTGATGCCATCACAGGTTTCGGAAACGTCAATCTCATATCGCGTTTCACGTCCGCCAATGGCATTGGAAGCTCTAGCATTGGCGACGACGGCGTGACCGTTACTATGACGGAACCTCTGAGCTTGAGCGCGGCGCTCACGGCTCAATCCGGCGCGTTCACCAACAGCCTGACTCTGAACGGCTCTCCCGTCCTGACCAACGCGCCCGGCAGCGGCATCACGAACTCGGGCACGGGCACGGCGAACACACTGGCGATGTGGACCGGGACGAACTCGCTGGGCAATTCGACGATCACGGATGATGGAGGAGGAAACATCACTTTTGGAGCCGAAGGTGCTTCAAGCGTGCTACTGCTCCCACCAAACAACCCTATGGGTAACGGAACGGATTTTCAGGTTCAAAGCGGTGCTCCAGGCGTTGATGGTCGAGGTGGAGACATTTCTTTCCTTGCTACCGATGGCACAGGAAACGGTCGAGGCGGTAATTTTAATTTCACAGCAGGTGGAGGCAGCGGAACAGGTGTAGGCGGGAAAATGGTATTTGCAGCGGACGCAGATGATGGCTCGATTAGTTTTTCGGCCACCGGCAACAACGGAGCCATAAATCTTACAGCAGATACCAAGGTGGAGTTCGATACGCCAAGCGTTATTCCGGTTGGGACAACTGACCTTGGAACCTTCGCTAATCGCTGGGAAAACATATTCGCTCGGGTAGGCCATTTCACTGACGGCATGTTCGTCACCAACACCCTGGTCTCGGACGGAGACATTGAGACGACCGGCAACATACAGATTCGCAGCGTGCCGTATATCTGGCCCGTGGCGCAGGGCGATGCGAACACAACGCTCGTCAACGACGGCACTGGCATCCTGACTTGGACTCCGCTTGTGACAACGCTCTCGCAGAACGGAACCAACGGCGGTACGACCGTGAATTTCACCAACAGCCCCACCGTGACTTGGGCGCGAGTCGGAAGCAACTGGACGGCGACGGCGGCTAGTGGCGTTAGCCTTTCAGTGAACGGCACCAACGTCACGACGCCGAACCTGACGAACACCTCGACAGTCACACTGGCCGTCAGCGGCAGCAACATTCTGGCGACGGCAATTGTGCCAGCGGGCACGGCGACCGCCAGCGGCACGGCGAACACCGTGGCGAAGTTCACGAGCACAACCAACCTCGGCAACTCATCCATCACCGACAACGGCACGACGGTCGCGTTGACCAGTGGAATAACGACGGTGGCTGGCACGCAGACCAACACCGCCAGCACGACGGCCAACGTGCCATTCGTCGCTGTGGGCGCGAGCGGGCAGACCAACGACTTGATGCAGTGGATGTCGAGCGCAGGCACGAACTATTCCAAGGTAAACTCGAGTGGTCAGTTCCTTCTGCAAAGAGGTAGCCAGACCAATCCTAGCCTTGGTTTCCTTGAAGATGCAGACGGCGCGGCCACCGGCTTATTTCGTCAGGCTGCCGATACGATAGGCTTCACTCTCAATGGAACTGAAAGAGTTCGAATCGCGAGTAGCGGCGCTCTGCACACCACTTTCTTCGCCGCGACTTCTGACGGTGCTTATGGATTTACTTCAAGCACGTCACTTGGCGGAGGTTACGATACTCAACTGAGTCGTGATGCCGCAGCCGTGCTACAGATGGGCGCAGATGCGGCAACGCCGGTCAACCAGACATTCAAGGCGGCTGACGGCTCCGGCACCGACAAGGCGGGCGCGAACTTCACGCTCGAAGGCGGCCAAGGCACCGGCACGGGCGCAGGCGGCACGCTGTTCCTCGCAACCTCCAAGGCGCGAACCACTGCATCCACTGTCAACCCTTACACGAATTGGGTTTCCTTGGATGCGAATGGCGTTCTTGCAGCCGGGACAGTGGTGGTGACAAATTATGTTCGGATGCCTTGGACAACGCTGACGATGACTGGCTCGAACGTGTCAAGCATCGACTTCGCTGCGGCCAGCATGTTCAAGCTGACGCTAACGAACGACGCGTTCTTCGTCGCGCCCAGCAACCTGCCCGGAACTAACGCAGCGCAGACTATTCAAGTGCATGTTTTGCAGGACGGAACGGGCACCCGGACGTTGACGCTAACCAACAGTGCGTGGGTCATGGCCGGGTCGGGCACAGCGACGAATGCTGTGGTCGCATTGAACACCAACGCAAATTCCGTGACCGTGCTAACCTTTGTCACAAGCCCATTCTCAGCTACGCAAGCCTACGGAACGCTCGTCACTCCCGGTCTATGAACCGTCGTCGCTTCGTTTACTGCGCCGCCACCGGATTGATGGTGCCTGCGGTGCGGGCGGCCATAATCCCGTTCAGCTTTTGGAGCAGCGGCTGCCCGTTAAGCAGCAACGCGGCGTTCGCGTTGAACGATTGGATCAGCCGCGTGCAAGCCGCGAGCAGCGACGTAACGATTGCCGGGACGCGGGCCGCAGTGGGTTGCTACATCGACGGGCTGATGGCCGATGGCGTATGGACGAAGCTGGTGCGTCACAGCATTTTCGCCGGTAACGACCTGAACGCGCTCAAGGCTCCGCTGAAGAACGGCGGTCCGTCTTCGGCTGATGTGCTTCCCAACTTCGTCGCTGGCGACTACACGCAGGCTGTCGGGTTGCAAGGCGGCAACACCAAATACGTGGACACTGGGCTGCCGTGGAATAGCACCGCGGGCAGCATGAGCGACACGAGCTTTCACGCCAGCCTCTATACGCGAACGCTGCAAACCGCAGGACTCGCCACGTTGCAATTCGGCACGGCAGGCGCGGTCTATACGGCGCTCATTATCAGGACCGACGCCAACACCTACTTTTACCTGAACTCATCGACGGACACGATTGTGACGTATTCGGACCCTGACGGCATTGGGCATTACATCGGCACGCGGACGGCCTCAAACGCATCGGCGCTCTACAAGAACGGCGCGTCTGTCGCAACCGGCCTTATTGCCATCGGCGCGCGGCTCACGGGAACCATGTTTATCGGGTGCCTCAACAACAACGGTGCGCCAACGGCTTATTCGGACGCGATCTTCGAGCAGTACTCAGTGGGCACAGGGATGACCGCAACTGACGCGACCAACTTGTATAATCGGTACGTGAAGCTCAGGAAAGCGCTTCGGCGATGAGTCGGCGTGACAAGGCGTGGGCCATCGCGTTCACGCTGTTCTGGCTCGCGGTGATGGTGTTGTATGCGATGTTGATGAAAGGAAAACTATGAAGAAGCTACTTATACTGCTCGCGACGTGCGGCACGCTCGCGGCTCAAAGCGTCTCGGTGCGGGTCGTCACCAACGACGGTTCGTTGCAGGCGACGAACACAATCAACGTCCCGGCCATCTACGTGCAAGGGATGCTGGCGCTGTGGGCTGACAACTCTCGCACGCGCACGAATGCGGGGCTGGCGGCGCTGACATTCAATCAGTTCGCCTCGCAGGAGCTGGGCGACAAGAGCGCGGAATGGAACCGGCGCGGCGGCTTGGATGCGGCCGCGGCGTTCGCGCTGACGCAGGGGCAGACCAACTTGGCCATTCCAAACCGCGTTGGCGACCTCTGGGGCGGCTTCACGCAGGCGCAGCGCACCAACGTCATCCAGTTCATCTCGACGGTCGGGCCGTTTTGAGCGGTTGACGGTATCTTGAGCGGAGCGCACTCTGCCAGCATGAAAAACCTACTGTGGACATTGTGTGCAATTCTGCTGGCGGCGAATACGGTGGAGGCTCAGGTGAGCGTCCCGATCACGGCGAACAAGTGGCAACTCTGGAACCGGGCGGTGGGCCGTCTGCCCGTCCACGCCGTCGCTGGTGGCGGCATCGGGTTCGACTTTGAAGTTTCAGCACAGCCTGATCCGAACGCGGGTCCGACGTGGTGCGGTTATCTCGTGTCGCCGGTCCACAACATCGCGCTTACAGGTTCGGAGGTCGTTGTCACGTTTGCCATCACGGCGGACCCAAGCGTAATCTGGAACTACGCAAGCGATTCATGGAACACCAACCCACCGCCGGCGAATTTCCACGTTTACGTTCAGACCAACGAGGGGAGCGGCGGCAATTGCAAGGAGTTATTCTCCCTGTGCAATCCACCGCAATTGCGTTGGTGGAGCAATCCGGTGAAGTTCACGCTAGTTGACACGGGCGGGACAGTGGAACTGCACGTCCCGCTTACGCCGGAGAATTGGAGCGAGACCGACGGCGTGCAGGCAACCGACCCGACGTTTTACCCGTACTGGGTGCAGACGATGAACAATCCGAAGTGGGTGGGCATAACCTTCGGCGGAGGCGGACCGTTCGGGCACGGCGTCAACGCCACGCTGCAACCGGGCGTTGCGGTGCCAACGTTCACGTTGCTCGGATGGCGGACGCAGTAAGCGGTAAAGGCGGTTGACAGCGCCCAAGGCGGGTCGGACACTTGCGGGATGAATGATCAAGTCCTATCGGCAATACGCAGTGTTTTGAAGATCGGCGGTGGCTGGCTCATCGCCAAGGGTTACGCCGACAATTCAAATGTCGAAATGGTCATCGCTGGCATTATCGCAGCGGCGGGCATTGTGTGGTCTTGGGCGCATCATCAGGCTAATACGCCAATGTCGAAGCCGTAGAGTGTGCGTCACGCCGCTTACCTCTATTATCCGAATGACGAACTCGTGCTCTACATCGCCATCATTGCGCCGAACAACAAGGTGCGGTTCTTCACTGAGGCGGGCACGGAGGCGTGCTGCACGGCCGTGCCGCTGGAGAAGGCGCTTCACAATGGGCGCTTCGTGCAGCTTGGCGTTACCAACAGGCGGTCGCAGTGCAGCAAGTTTGACATGGCCGGAGAGCGCGACCCGCTGCCGCCCGAGTCCATGGTGCAGCCTTACTTTGATCCCAGCGGCAACGACGGCTTGGGCTGTTGGCGCGGCCACGAGCCTGCCGACAAGCGCAACGGCCATCAACGAAACGGACACATGAAAAAAGCACTCATCCTATTGGCCACGGCGCTCGCTTGCCTTGGCGTCAACGCGGCGAACACCAACCTCGTCTGGAACCCGAGCGCAGGCGCGACCAGCTACCGCGTGTATGCGTCGGTGGGCACGGCGGCGTTTGCGCCCATCCTTGACCTGACCGGAAACACGGCGTCGGTGCCAGTGGCCGTCAGTGCCGTGACGCGCTTCTACGTGACGGCGTTGAATAGCGTCGGCGAGAGCGGGCCGTCAAACACGGTAACGAACAACCCGGTGCC